AAGCAGGTTGCTAGTGAAGATATGTTTAACTGCATCGCTGGCTTCCTTAAAATCATTTGCATCTTTAGCTAGACTAATTTCTTCAGGAACCCAAAAGAAACCCCTAGCTGTTTTTTCAAAGTCTGAAATTTTATTATATTTGACTTCCTCAAACCTTTGAATAGTAACTGGTCCGGCTGGATCAAGGAACATTTTGCGATTAAGGTAGTCTGTTTTTGTGTTTAAATTATACTGTGCCGTACTCATAGTTTACATGCCTCGCAATCATCTTCTAATTCTTCATTATGGTAGCCATTATAATTAACGACTTCCTGAACTTTTTCTTCTTGTGCTTTACTACCTTGTTTGTTAATCAAACTATAATAGAAAGTTTTTAAACCCCACATGTGAGCTTGCATTAAGTTTTTAGCAATTAATGTAGTTGGAACTTTACGATCTATAAAATGTGCTGGATTGTAGAATGTATTGGTACTAATACTTTGATCTACATAGGCAGCTAACACTGCTGCTGTTTTTAGATATCCAGAACAGTCACGCTGTTCCCACATTAATTGATATTTGTTTTTTAATCTATGATACTCGGGAACTACCTGTGTAAATGATCCTGCCTTTGACTCTTTAGTAGAAATAAGGCTCATAGGTAATTCTATTCCATTAGTACTATTAATAACAACACTACTAGACTCAACTGGAGCAATAGCCATAAGAGTAGCATTTCGTACACCATGTTCTTTCATCTCCTTACGTAAAGGTTCCCAATCTAACTCTGGAGTAAAATCTGCTAGCTCGTTTGCACCATGAGCTCTGCGCTCCCAAGGAAACACACCCTTACCATACCAAGTTTTGTTACTGTCTAAACATTTGCCTCTTTCCTTAGCAAGATCCACTGTTGCTTCTGTAAGATAGAACGCTTGGTGTTCCATCCACGACTTAACTTCTTGTAGTGCATCCTTCTCACCGTATTTCAAACTACGTTTAGCATGCCAGTAGGCTAGATTAGTAACACCAATACCCAACGGTTGTATTTCTTGATTGCTTAACTCAGATTGTATACTTAGAAAATCTTGATAATCCAATATATTGCAAAGACTACGCTGCAATATACGGCAAGCACGACGCATGTCTTCAGGATTGCGGAAGGCACCCCAGTTAATGGACCCAAGGGTGCAAAGAGCAATTCTGCCCTCCGGATCGTCGAGTCTCTTAAATGGTTTCGTAGGTAATAGGATCTCACAGCAAAGGTTACTCTGATAAATGGTATGATACTCTGTATCAAACGGACCTTGATTCATTACATTGTCAATGAATACAAGATAGATACGTCCTGTGTCTGTGCGCTCTTTTAAAATGCCTCCTTTGAATACCTCTTCAGCACTCATTACTTTTTTACGGAGACTTTTTTGCTTTTCATATTTAACATATAATTCTTCAAAGCGTTCTGTATTGCTGTAGAAAGCTTCATATAAATCCGGTACTTCATTAGGATCAAAGAAGGTTATGTTTTCTCTGTTTTTAAATCTTCTCCAGAAGAAAGCACTAAGCACAACCCCATAATCCATATGACGGACTCTGGTTTCGTCTGTGCCTTGGTTGTTCTTAAGGACGATAAGATCATCAAACTGATGATGCCAAATAGGATAAAAAACTGTAGCACTAGCATTACGAATACCTCCTTGACTGCAACTGCGTAGGTCACCAAACCACTTCTTAAGAAATGGTATCATGCCAGTGTGCATGATTTCACCACCACGAATGGGACTACCTAACGGACGTAGACGTCCAATCTCTAAGCCAATGCCAGCACGTTTGCTGGCATACTTGGCCATCATCTCGCCACTAGCGAATATACTATCCAGGTCATCATCAGACCTAATGAGAACGCAAGAAGAAAATTGTTTCGTCGGAGTGCCAAGCCCAGCAAGGACAGGAGTAGCAAGAGTAAAAAGACCATCACTAGCAGCATTATAATATTCCTTTATGTAACGCATTCTGGCAGCATTTGGTTCTTCCTTATGAAATACTGTAGCTGCTGCAATCATATAACGAACTTGAGGAGTTTCGTATATTTCTTTTGTAGCACGATTACGCACTAGATATTTTTCAATTAGTTGTTCAATAGCAGCATAGGAATATTCTTCATCTTTAGAATGATCTAACATATCATTCATCTTATTCCAATCATCTTCTGAATACCATTCAAGAAGTTCCGAAGTATAAAGACCAACTTTAATATTTTTCTTTACGATTTCATAAAGATGGGGAACCTCATAAGATCCATATACGTCTTTACGAAGCATTGATAATCTTTGTTTTCCGGCAACATACTGATAATTGGTATGTCCTACATCAGGATTATGTTCTACGTCGATTAAATCTACAATCGCTCTAAGAGTAATATTATCAATCTCTTCAGTTGTAATACCATCATAAAAGTGTAACTGCGCTTTGATTTCTATCATTGATTGGCTAACATCAGCAATGCTCTTACATACCTTTGCCACCTGTGCCTGCCACTTTTCAATCATTAGTGGCTCTCTCTCCCCGTTTCTTTTAATAACTGTAATGTTCATCTTTCTTTATGCCTCAATATTATTTTTTATGATGAGCAGATATTTATGGCAGAGTGCTACCTTGCCATATTATCTGTGAATCTATTTGGGAAACTTCATGTATCTTTAAACTTCTTTTATATTCAAAATTTAAAACATCAGACCGCTCTACAACTACGAAAAATTTAGGATGTTTTTCATTGAGGAGCATAGACGTATGTATCTCGCAATAGGCATTCATAAACCGCTGTGTTAATTTCAGAGTATACAGCATTCCTAATGAAATTGCAAGATCATCGTATTTGCCTTCGAGAATTAAACGCCAAGGATCTGGCCATTCAGAAGGTTTTTGTGGATTTAGATAAGGATTAACAAATGGAGCTAAAGACCAAAATTCAGCAATATCCTGTAGCGGATTATTGCTTGTTTCTAACACATCTCTAAATTCTCTCCAAATTTTAATTCTATCGTCGCGATAGAGGTTAAACACCGTATGTTATGAAATAAGAAATAGTGCCAGTGGATTGATTGGCAATTGGATTTCTATACCATAACTGAATAGTATCAATCCCAGAATCTAAATTATTATCAAATACGTTTGTTCCAAATTCAAATCCTGTCATGACTGTTACCCCCGATGTAAAATTAAATTCGTCAGTTAACGATATAGTACTAGGACTGAGTCCATCAACTATTAGAGTTAATATACCTTTTCTAATACTTGTTCCTAAAGTTAATACATAATCAATTTTTATAAATTTATTAAACGCAGAAAATACTGCTAAAGTTCTTTGACCATCAGACAGTGCAATGTCAGTAACAACATTATTAATAATTGTAGTTTTTGAACTATTCTGAACTTCTGGCCATCCCGGTTTAGATGATGTATTTGATACTCCGGCTTCTTGTGTTCTATCAAAATAACAATCAATGACTGTGTTATTTTTTGTTTGAGAAAATGATATAACAGGTAAAGTTGGAGTAGCTGCATCATTCAATCCATTTGCACAAATTAAAAATTTACTATTTTGCACAGACATATTGTAACCGTTGGTTACATGTATGGCTTGATTGAAGATTAATTCAAACTGAGAATTTTGAATTGACCACTGATTGCTTTGATTGGCTTGCCCTTGTAAATAAATTCCTTTACCACATATATAAAAATTACAATTATTAAAATTTACACTGGTAGTTAGTACCGATGAAAATATTGCAGATACTGCAATATATCCTTTGGTAAATTTACAATTAGAAAAGAAAATATCAGTAACTTTAGTGCTGTCAATGTCATTAGACCAGTTAACCATTGAAGTTTCAGTACTGTTGCCTAATGAATATGTTGATTCAAAAATTATATTATCAAACTTTGCATTTTTTACGCCTGTTAAATTTAAAGATCCACTTGTAAAATAAAATTTAAAATTTGATAAAGAAATATTTTCTGGCCTATTAGACCCTGTGAAATTTCCTAAAGTTGAATTACTAGAAGTTTTAAAAGTTACAGTACTAGCATTCATGAGAAGAGTTGTATTATTCTGGCCGTCTCCAATAATAACTGCACTACTAGGAATACGTAATTCTGAAGAAATTAGATAATTTCCAGACGGAATGAATAATGCTTTTTTAAAATTTGTATTTGCATTTAAAAAAAGATCATCTAATGCTCTTTGAAATGCAACAGTATCATTTGTAGTGCCATCACCCTTGGCACCATAATCAAACACACTTACATATTCATCTAATTTTGATTGTATTGAACGAGATACACTTCTAGTTATACTAGGATTTCCGGAAGCAAATTTATAACCTCTAGCAAGATCTAAAATATTATCGTATTCTGTTAAAATTTTAGTATTACCAACTAAAGGAGCTCCTTCGAACACGGAACCATTACCTATGTATAGTTCTTGTGTATCAACTGCCCAGGCGAACTCACCGCCACTTAACTGAGGAATCCCAGTTTGTAACTTTTTTCCTTTACGGATTTGTATTTTGCTTATTTGGACTACGGCCATAGAAATATACCCTTGTTAGGGTATTTATCTAGAGTCATAGTATTGCTGAACCCGCTCTAACCACTTGTCAGACCACTTGTTAAATGTGTCAGGAGTAATATCAAACTGTTGATATTGAAGCTCTCTGCTGCACATCAAGATATGTGCGTACTTTATGTCTGTTCCGTGCATCTCGTTGTGAGCCATTGCGTAGGCCACTAGTTGTAGATAGTAGTCTTCTACCCACTCTTCTTTCTTGGGTTTATTGGTCTGTTTAAAGTCAATGATTGCAGGGTTGCCGTTAAACACTCCTACGCCGTCAGTGGTACCAGCATACAGCCCAGGATAACATAAGTTAACTTCCGAGCCCCACATTTCGCTGACATTGCTCATGCCCTTTTCAATAATGACATGCGCCATCTTAAAACCTTGTTGATGCACCATATTGCTCTTAGGAGTCAGCGGTTCTCCTTTGACATAATCTTCAAGATACTTGTGCATTGAGGTCCCAACCCCTGCAGCCTCTGTAGTAATCTGTTGAGCTGCTTGTTCGCCTACACGTTTACGCCACTCATGTAAAAAAGTTTTATCTTTTGTTGCATCAAGAATAGTCGTAACACTAGGAACAGGAATGCCGTCTCCGGCATCGTAATGTCTTTTACCGTTTATAGTAGTTCTTGTGGTGGTGGGGTATTGAAATTTTTCGATTAGTAAAGTCATAAAGTATTTTAATTTATTACTTTATGTATGTCAAGCTTGTGTTACTTGTGGAGTTTGTGATTGTTTAGCTAACTGCTGAGGTGCCAATCCTTGAGCCATTTGATTTACAGCATTTTGACTATCTTGTTCTGGTTCAAGATCTGGATTGTCGTTCTTAATTCCGGGAACGTTAAGTTGAACAGTTTTATCATTAAAATCTAAAACTAAGTTTTGCATATCTGGAGGAAGCTGATCATAAATTGATTTAAAAACTTCATAGTCTGCAGCCATCTCGAATCCTTGACTACGCATCATCTTAGCAAACCCATTCCAATTGAATTCGGCTGGTTGTTTTTTAATAGCTGCGGTGCCAATATAATTCTTAAGAGCTAAAATGAATTTATCAATTGGCTCTGTTTCAATTTCATCTAAAGGTAAAACAAATTCGTAGAATCTCATCCTATGCTTGCCAGTTGTTTTTGTAGTTCTGCTATTTCAGCTTGTTTTTCTTTAATAGCTGCCTGAATGGACCTTTTATCGTCATCATGCTGTTTTTTTTCTGCGGCGGCTTGGGCAGGGTCCATCCCGCCACCTACTAGTCCAGATGCAGCTTGACCGGCAGCACCTGCTACTTTTTGTCCAACAGTGGTGGCTGCTGATTTAACTCCCCTAACCAATGCACCGCCCGCTGAACTAACTCCCCTAGCCAATGCGCCGCCTGCTTTTGTAAGTCCTCGACTCATTGCACCACCAGCTACTCGAGCAGCACCGCCAGCAATAGCACCAATCGCTGGCAGTATTTCGTCTAGTTGTTCATCGTGCTCTTTTAAATCTTTTAATCTCATAATTTATTGAAATCTGTTATTGTTGTTGTATTGCTGTTGGATCAATCTTAGCAGTAGCCTGTTTTGCCTGTGCAACCAATGCTAAAAATCTTTGTTTCAGTTGCGGATTAGCTAAAATCATTTGTAAAGGTTCGATAAAAGGTTCTAAGGCAGTAGACTGAGTACCAGTCACAGCTGATCCTTGTGAAATTTTGTTAAAACCCTGAACCGCTTGACCTACTCCGGTAGGATTTTTTCCTGTAAGTGATTTTCCAACAGTTTGTAATCCTACTTTTGTTTTTTGTTGTATCTTTGATGTCTGTTGTAAATTAGCAGGTTGACCAGGTTTAGGTACAGCTGGCTGTTGTTGCATAGCAGGCTGAGCAGTTTGAGCTGGCTGTTGTTGCATAGCAGGTTTTGCCGCGGCCGGTCTAGAGGCTGCGCCACCCCTTCCGCCTCTTTCATTTAAAATATCAAGGTATGACCTTAAAATTTGTGAAGAGCTCATGCTAGCCTGCCAATGCTTTTAATAGACGACTTTGAAAGTTAATACTTTCGCGCTGTTCACGTCCTGCGGTTTCTGCACCACCTGCTGCTGGTTCTGCTGCGGCAAAATCATCTTCTGGTGCTTCTAATTCATCAGAGTTCATAGCGTCAGGATCAGCTGGTTCTACACCCGGCTCTTCAAATCCTGGAGGAGCTTCATTTTCAGCTTCACCACCGCCTAGCATTTCTGCCGGCTGTACTTCACCTGTTAAGGTTCTTACACCAGTACTCATTGTTTCTCTAGCCTGCTTTAGTGTATCTAATGCAGATTGAATTGCAGGAGCAACTGAGCTTAAAAATGCCTTGGCTTGTTCTTGTCCCATTTCGTCACGAATACTATCACCTAAAGATAATAATGTGTCGTTTTCAATACCTGCTAATTCTTCAATCCATCTGCTAACCTTGTCAACCATACCTTTGGCTGAAACTACAGCAGAAGCTTTGTTTAGTTCGTTTTCATTTACTTGAGTGTTCATACTTTCTCCAAATTGTTCCTGTTGGCTAAAATCGTAGCCGTCGTATATACCAAATGACTCGTCATCATCGCTTCCGCTTATTTCTGTGACTTCATCTGTTTCGTAATCATTTAATTCAACTTCTGCTGTTTCAGTCTCGATACCTTGAAACATAGATGCTAGATCTTGATCTTCTTCAACTACTTCTTCTAATCTTTCAGCAATTTCTTGATTAATGATATCAAGCATCCACTGTGTTTTTTGGTGATCTTCGTTTTCAACAGTTTCATTAAATGTGCTGTCATTGCGCATTTGATGAACTTTTGTTCTTAATCTGTTTCTAGCGTCCTCTAACTGCGGCAATGTAAAAGTTTCAAGATTGAGCTTTTTGCCGTAAGTTTTTTCAAAGCTTTCGTTTAGTTTTTTTACAGACGGCCTAGTAAAAATATCAAGTGTTTTCATAAGTTAAAATCCAGAATTATCGTATATTTATTCAGAACGCAGCCAAAGCAAGTACGTGTGAATGTGCGTTTTTTGCCTTGTCTCTAGCTGTGCAGTACCTGGCTAGATATATATCAGCACGGTCGTTGTTACCATTTTTGCGAGCTATTTGATACTTATGCCTTAAAAATTGGCTTTCTTGAAGCCATCGCCCGTACTCTTGATCAGCTCGATACAGTGCTTCAGCCCTGGCTGTAGTTCCACTTTTTGTTAAAATGTTAGCAATTTTAATAGCCACAACATTTAAACTTATTTCTTTATAGATCAAAATATTATCTTGATAAAGATTTTTTACATGTCCAACAGACGCTATAAGAACGTTACCAACCAGTATACCTTCGCTGGTTTTAACAGGCATAATTCGGTCCTGTTCATATAACTTTCGATGAGTGCGTTCAACTACCTGTTGTAGTTTTGAATTTAAGTTAGACATAAAAAAGGGCCCACTGGGCCCTTTTATTTAAACTATGTTTGATTGTTATAAAAAGAATTTGACAATTGAATTAAGATCTAATTGATTAATCCACCCTGCTCCTGCTGCAAACGCCAATCCAACCATAGCGTACATTACAAATTTATGTTTCTGTTTTTCTAGTGATTCAATCTTAGCTGCTAAAGTTGCATGTGCCGCAGCGTCTTCTAAATGTAAACGATCAGCATGTTCATAAAATTTATCTCTGTTAGCTTTGTATTCGGTTAACATTTCGTCTAATTTAGCATCTAATAAATCTCTGGTACGATCTAGACAATCGTGCATGTCTCTGACATCTACTTTAAGATCGTCAATTTTTTCGTCGATATTCTCAACTTTTGTTTCCAGTACGCTGACACGCTCCGCGACTGGCTGTAACATTGCTACTCGCGCCATTTTAGGCTAATCTCCTGTTGTTGGTCAAGTTCCTTTCGGATATGTGCCTTGTGAAATTGCCTAGATAAATGTGCCTTTACTGAATATTTATCAATGATTGGATTTTATCCATGTATTGGTATTGTCACCTTTAGATACAAAAGCAGCAGGATGAATATCTGTATTTTCATTAAGATTAGTTATTATAGGAACACCGTGTAAATCATCTACCAATAATCCCACTGGATCCTTATCTTTTAAAAAACTGTCATCGCGTTCTGTATCAAACTCCCAAATCCAGTGATTGGCTTTACCGTCTGTTGTAGGTATTGAACCAGTATGCATTTTTGGATCAGTATCCCAACTGACATTTGATCGTAAACCAATGGCCTGAAGTAGACTGTTAAAATTAGATTGTTGGCCTAATTTAATTTTGTCTGTTTCAGATCTTGTTGGTTGTGTTCTAGTAATGTCTACTAGTGTGATGATGGTGTATCTTGCCATAATGTGCTACTATTTACGCAGATAAAAAAAGAGCGGAATAAATCCGCTCTCTTCCTTCCCATCCCGAGTGGAAATTATAGTGCTGGTGTAAAGATTGCTTCAACAGTTACAGTAGCACCAGTTGCACCTGCTGCATCAACAGTACTGAATGTACCTGTACCTTGAACACGCATATAGATAACGTCAGTTGTTCCGCTTACAAAAGCTGAACCATCTGCTGTACCAATAGCTGCTACAGTAAATGCATCACCGGTGTCGGCTGGTAATGTACCGCCTGAACCACCTGGTAGAGTGATTGCGTTACGGATAGCTGTAACGTTTGCGTTTGTCATGTTAGTTAAAGCAACTTTAACAATAAGCTCACGACCTACGTCAGCTTGGTTGATTACATGCTTGCCATAATTGGCTGCAACTGTTTCGTTTAATAGATCTGCCATGATATTTTCTCCTCATAATCAAAGCCTCGCTCAGAGGCTGGCATAGTATTTATTTTGATTGGAAAAAATTATGGTTTTAGAGGGGTTTTTTGTTAATTTTGCGATCTTCAGCAATTTTACGAATACCTCTGGAAAATTTGGAGGTATCCTGCCCTTTGATAGCATTGATCAATCTACGCTCTAATTCATCGGCTTCCTCAGCACTGTAATTATTTTTAATTGATTCAATTAGGTTAATGGCCGAATTAATAACGTTAACGGCACGACTTTCTACAACAGCATCAGTGTGGCGCACTTCAGCTATTGAATTCAGCTCTTGTAATATTGATCGTGTTTTTAGTTTCATAGAATAATTTAGCCTGTTCAAGTATTTAACCAATTTAATTGTATTGTAACAAAAAAATTTAGTATAGTAAAATTTTGTATGTGCGGGTGCAACATAAATATATCAGTAGAAACCATAAGAATCTACACACACTTACAGAGGACAATATGAAACACATATCAAACAGAATGCTAAGAATTTTAGAACGGTTATCAGAAATGTTTCCGGGATCTAGCTATCAAAATCGCTTAGAAGAATATCTAAGCACCAAAGGCATTACCGATGCTGCACAGTTGGAAAATTATATCCAGCAATTTAACTCCCATAAGGAAAATTATCTATGAAAACAGTTCTTAACTATATTTGGTCAGTATTTGAATCTTTTGGCAAAGCTCGTGCCGCCACTTATCTTGCTCGTAGAGGCGACTACGACGGAGCTAAACGTATAATGGCCAAATAACCAGTAAATAATCCATGCAATTGGTTTATATACACGGGGCCAATGCCACTAGTGAAAGCTTTAATCATATTAGAAGCCAATTAGGTGCAGGGCTAGATCTAAACTACGACAGCCGCGATGGGTTTGAGCATAACTTAGCCTCTATGAAGATCAGTTTAATGGCTTCAAAACAGTGCTTTTTTATTGCTCATAGTCTAGGAGGGATTTATGCCTTACACCTTAGTCATCATTTGCCCGCACATGTTCTAGGAGCAGTAACTCTAAGCACACCTTATGGCGGTGCAGAAGTAGCAGACTATGCTCAATACTTCTTGCCATTTAGCAGACTTATGCGTGACATAGGGCCTAGCAGTTGGGCTATGCGTGAAGCTGCTAAAATTAAGATACAGCATCCTTGGACTAACATAGTTACTACTACGGGTCGCAGTCCTTTTATCTTAGTTCCTAACGACGGAGTAGTCAGTATACATAGTCAGAAGCACCACGAGGATATGGAACTAGTAGAGGTTGGCTACAATCACTATGAAGTGGTATTGGCAGAACCAGTAATAGAAATAATTCGCAAACGGATAGATAGCGTCATAAAATAATTGTTTTTTTTATTTTAGGCATATATACTAAACTGTCAGCGAAACAGAAGTAGCTTGATAGTACGGACATACACACAAAGGAGAAAATTATGTCAAATTTTGATACCCCTAGACTACCAGAAGTTAAATTTAATAAAAACGGATATGAAATCCGTACAGACATCCTAGACATGGCTAAGAGCTTAGTTAGCGAAGACTTTCATTCAAAGTTTCGCGGTTGGGAAATGTCAGTTTCTCGTGATGAGAAAACTGGACAAGTTCTTACTAAGGTTGGCATGCCAGAGTTTCCAGGTCTAGATAAAGTACTTGAAACCGCCGAAAAAATGTACGCATTTGTTAATAGCGGCGTGAAGAAATAATATACGCTCGTAGAGTAATATACTAGAAAAAAGAAAAGCACCTTCGGGTGCTTTTTCTTTATGTTCTAAGTTTTGCTAATTTCAAAAACTCAAATATCTTAAACCACATCCACCCAATGTCAAATTCAAACCACTTACGACTTAGTTTAGGATTTGCTGGATCTAAGTGATGATTGTTGTGTAGCTCTTCACCACCGATAAGAATACCTATTGGGCTAACATTGTGACTGTAATCATTTGTATCGCCATTACGATATCCCCACCAATGACCAACACCGTTGATAAAACCAGCGGCCCAGAATGGAATCCATATCATCTGAACGCCCCACACTAAGAATCCCCATGGTCCAAATAACAATAAGTCTATGATCAGCATTAAGAGAATACCAAGTTTGTGGTGAGGTGTATAAAGCTTGTGTTCAATCCAGTCGTTAGGAGTGCCCATTCCGTACTTGACTACGAACTCGGGATCTTTGGCGGCGTTATTATATAAACTCCAACCACTAAACATTAAGGTCCATATTCCAAATACATGCGGGCTGTGCGGATCGCCTTCCACGTCTGTAATTTGATGGTGTTTGCGATGTATTGCAACCCATTGTTTTGTAGTCATACCGGTTGTGAGCCATAACCAAAAACGCATAAAATGACTGACTATAGGATGAAACTCTAATCCTCTATGCGCCTGGCTTCTGTGTAGATATAGTGTAACGCACACTATTGTGATGTGCGTCATCACTAACGTTGCTATAATAATTTCCATCAAGTATTTATAGCTTGACATACTCAATAACAGATTATATAATCACAATATGCTAAACTCTATCCTAAAATGGACTGCTTGTTTTATAACATTAGCAGGGGCCATGTGTACCAGTTTAAGAATTGATCCTACAAATATTTGGTTGCTTAACATTGGTGCTGTTCTATATTTGATTTGGAGTTTACGGATTAAAGAATGGAATTTAGTAGTAATCAATATTGGTCTATTAATTATCTATGTTATAGGATTATTCTACAAATGAAAATCAATCCCACTACAGTACGCTACTACGAAGAATATGCACGTTATCTTACGAAAATGCGAGATAAAACTCTGTATGACGATAGAGTAGATCATCAACAACATCTTGATAAACTAAAAATAGAAAATATGCAAAGAGCCAGGGAACTTGATAATCGATTAGGACAAAACATAGATATCACAATATGAAAAATAAAATTATATTAACAGATGCAGACGGTGTTCTGCTAGATTGGGAATACGCTTTTGATGTGTACATGCGACAGCATGGCTTTAATAAAGTTGATGGTGGAAACTTAAAATACAATATTGGTGCCCGTTATGGCATTGACATGGATCAAGGTAAAAAGCTTATAAAGATTTTTAACGAATCTGCACACATGGGATTCCTGCCTCCATTGCGCGATGCTATGTATTATGTAAAACGGCTACACGAAGAACATGGGTATGTGTTTCATTGTATTACATCATTGAGTAAAGATGAAAATGCACAAGAACTACGTAAAATGAATTTAAAGAAATTGTTTGGAGAAACAGCATTTGAAAAATTTATTTTCTTAGACACAGGTGCAGACAAAGATGAAGCCTTAGAACCTTATCGTGATAGCGGACTGTGGTGGATTGAAGATAAAATTGTTAACTGTCAAGTTGGCAATAGCCTAGGTCTTAAAAGTCTACTGATGGAACACGGACACAATATGGATTACGAAGATTCAGCGATACCACGAGTCAAGAACTGGAAAGAAATCTATCAAAAGATAGTTAGTTGAATTAGTGCTCACTTAGAACGCCATTCCGGGGCACGACTCCCATAACGTTCTGCCCAGCAGCCGGGCACACCTAAAGTAACGATAACGTCCTAAGGTAGGTGTTATTGAGCCTCTCCGGGCTGTAATTCAAATGTAAAGTCATCTAAATTAATATTAGGATGTCTTTGTAATAACTTCTGTTGTGCATCATCACGACCGTCTGCATTAATACGTGCCTGTCTACCAGTAGGAGTATGTGTAACTAGATATTCTCCAGGACCGTCAACTTGTGCTCCTGGTTCGGCTTCTGGTTCAACTTCTGGTTTAGGAGCTTCTGATGCGTAAGAAGAAGGTAACTTATCTTTAATGTCATTAATTGCTGCTTCAACATCGTACCCGCCACTGGTAATTTCAGTAGAATTGGTTTTAATTTCTTCAGCCTTTTGCTGCATGGCTGCAATAATTTCTTTCATTAATCCAGGATATAATTCTGAAAACCTTTTGTCACCACTTCTATAAGTTACGCTTTGATCTCCGTTGTTCATCTGTCCGGTTGGGGCATGCATTTGCCATTTACCATTTTCATCTTCTTGATTTTGTTTATCAAAAATAGAAATAATTGGACCTTCTGGAGCATAGCGTTCGAACCAACGTAGCCCCGAACTAGATCCTGTACAGAAGCTGGCTTGGAATCCTGCAGAATTATTAAATGTATAGCAAGCACCGTAGTTATAAGGCAGTGTAATCAAGAAACGTTCGTTATCTATAAGTGTGGTTTCTTTCTTTTCACGCTTATGTTTTTCAATAACTTCGGCATTTTTAATTCTATCTAATTCTGTACGATATTCTTGCATTCTTACGATACGTTGTATTTCTTTTATGCTTTTAAATTTGTTAAAGTCTTGATGTTCTGGCTTTAATTTACCTCGTATACTCAGAGCCTTCCAAGCACCGAGAGCGTCTCCACCTTCTCCGCTGATATCCTCATAATCAACCACGCCATTAATATAAAGACGTGTTAACCAATCATCAAATTTACCATCGGTAGATATATTACCATAATTAGTTGAGCTTAAACTTTGATCTAGTATTTCGCTCCATAAATTAAGAATCTGATCATCTTCAGGTTTTGGACCTAATGCTGCTATCTTATGTTTTGGTAAAGTTTCGTCGTGACGCACGGCAATACCTAACATTTTTATAATTTTAGGATCTTTTAATTTGGCAGCAATGTTTGCTTCTAGAATAATTTGTGTTAGTTTCATCCTGATATCAATGTCCTTTTAAAGAATGCTAGGACTGTTCCAAGTTTAGCTGTATCACCTTGTTCAAGATCTGTTAACAATTGATTCACACCTTCTCTATTTTGAACAGAATACCCATTACGATCTTTTGTTATATCGCCAGTTTTTTCTGGATAGTAATGAGCAGCGGTCATCATGACTGCTACATTTACTGAACTTTTAATAATACTAACTGTTCCATATCTATCTTGATTCATATTTTGTATAGCATTTTCTAAATTTTTAATATGATGTAATTTCTTTTCTGCTTTTTCAAATGCATCATTTTTAATTTGATTTACTACGTGACCTTTAATATCCACAATGGCTGAATTAATAGCTTTAGTCCATAAAGGTTTGAATTTTTGTACAAGAGATTCTTGACTTACTTTAACGGCATCGGGTTTCTTATTAAGTTCTTTTCGCTGTCTTTGAGTATCCGAGGTATCTTTTTGTTTTAAAGCTACATGGAACTCTCTTAATTTTCCAATGTTACCTTTAAGGAAATCTAATATATTGCCGCCTCTGTCATTTCTAAAACTTTTAACTTCACCATCTGCTTTAGCAGCTTTGGCAAGATATGTATTGTTATCGACTTTAATTGCACCAGTTCCTTCGGAACCTACAATAACTACCCAGCTCTTACGACTGTAATCTTTTAACTCACTCCAACTGATTTTTTCTATTTTATCATATTTTAAATCATGTGGAGTTTGTTCGGTGGTGTGTAGATCTTTCATAATGGCCGAACCACCAGGTTTACTTTTAATAATATCTCCAGTGGTAGAAGCCTCTGTGAGAGATTCTTTATACATATCGGCAAATAATTTTCCAGCGTTTGTCATAATTTTATTTAATCATTTCCTAGACGTGGTCGGTCACGACCTATTTGTGCAGCACGATTATGTCCCACACTATCTGCTTCTGGCCAACTATAGATATAGTCACCAAATTCATCTCTTACTAATAGCCAACGAATGCCGCCAGCTGAATACTGTTGTATTTCTGCTTGATATCCAGGAATACTAGTATCAAAATCAATATCACCAGTACCAATATCTTCACCGTTATTCCTAACCCACCCAGCAACTGCATTTACTTCTTGTCTTGAGTTAGGACCTTGCCCACCTAAATTACCTACCATCCAGATGTCGTTTGTATCTGTTGTGGTAAATGATCTAAACAGTTGACGGCCTAATGTACGAATAGCACGACTCATATTGCCTGGTAAGTTAGATACCTTATGAAAGTCTGGATCTTGAACTCCTGCTGCTCTTAGATTAGCACCTGCTACCGCTGGTAAGTTTTGATTGTTCACTCTAACATCGGGCAAATCTTGCGGTGGTTCTGGATCAGGATATCCTGGATCATCTGGATCATTTTCAATATCACGCATACGACCTAACAGATCACGCATACGTTGATTTGGTGCTATATTACCAGCTGCTCGTTGTGTATCAGCCTGACTAGCACGTCTGCGTCTATCTCCATCGTCACGTGGTGGTTCCTCTTGTCTGCGCTCCGGTTCTGGGGCAGCAGGTAACTTGTCATCTCGAGGAGCAAATAGATCATCAAAGTCCGCAAAAGGATCTTTCTGTTTGTCTTTAGTAGGCTTACGTTCAGAATCATCATCCTCATCAGGCTGACGTCTACGTTCTACTTCATAAAGATAATTGCGGAATGATTTCATTATTGACACCAACTTTGTTTGGCTTCGCCGTAGTACTCACGGGCAAACCCATTTTTAATTAGTTCGGCACGTAGACTAACACCATTTAGAATGATATCTCCCAGTACACGACCACCAAACTTATCCCAGGCGTAAAGCGTAACCTGATGTTTTTGAGTAGTAGCTACTGCGTTTTTGGTAAATGCTGAGGCTGCTTCCCCTCGCTGAGCTTCACTTGGGCACTGAGCTCTGTGGCCTTTTTCTGGAGTGTCAACTCCGTAGATTCTAACTGCAAGTTCTGGTTTGAGCGGCTTAGGAAGAAATGGTGCACTGATAACAATAGTGTCACCGTCGCTTACCCTTAAAATTTGTGCGTCATACGTAACACCTTGTGGTGCTTTTTGTGCAAAAGCTGCTTTGCTAAGTGGAAAAAACAGCAAAAATCCTAGCATAGCTAGGAATAGTTTTTCTTTAAACATGAAAACCTCACTAATAATAGCTGTATTTATACGCTTTTCTCTGTAAATTCAGCTTTGGTCCAACCTAATAAAAAGTTAGCTTTCCAGTGATTTTGATCAAATCCTTGTAGACCTTGCCATTGGTCTCTGACTGACCATATACGATCAGCAGCGTCACGCCAATCAGTATGCCGCACTGTCCATTCAAAATTAATCATACGATTCTTAAAAATATCATAGTTGTAATGATCGTATTCTATATGCAGAACCTCAAACACTGTTCCATCACGCACTGCATCTAACGCAAAATCAAAACCCCACTTTTGTTTAGTTCTTAATAATAAATCAGCTTGAGGAATTGATTCTTTTAACCTTCTAAGTTGTTGTTCTGCCTCACCATCAAACTTACATTTACAAAGAAATATACTGTGATCTAATATTAAATTTAAATTGTCTTTTTCTAATTCAAACCACGGTTCTTGCCAACAGGTATGATTCAATATAGGATTATCAATAGGATATTTCATTGCAGCGTAAAATTTACGTTCTGCGCGATTTAATTCAAATCCATCTTTATCGTAGTATTGAAAATCTGTCAATTCTAAATTTTCAATTTTTTTATTACAGGACGGATTTGACATCAATGTAATTTGATGTCTACGAAACATTATTCTTCTCTAGTAGATTCTGCTTGACAATGATCGCAGGCGCATTCTGAACAATGGTCGCAACTTTCGTCTAAGCAACTTTGTCCGCAATGTGCTTGATGTTTACAATAATTACAAATTGATTCCTTTTCCATTATTCGCTCCCTTATTCATGCATACCAAAGTTGCCCTGCATACGCACTTGTTCTATGTCATTCTTTTCAGCGTAACGATCAACTTTCATTGCCAGTTTAAAATCTAATACAGTTAACCCTTTGACATCAAATGTAGTAGTCTTTACTGTGACTTCTGCAACATCCTGTGTAACTTCTGCAAAATGATCCATACGTTCCGAAAGACCATTAATGAATTTTACAAATGATAAGGCATGTCTGTGATCCTTAGCAACGTATTTGGCTTGTAGAGTTTTATGATCTAACATTTCCCAGTCTGGAAGATATTTGCTTTTTAGATCGTTGAGTTTTTCATTATCGGGTTTATAATCCTCGATGTCTCTAGATCTAAACTTGCCTTCAGAAACTACATCTTGTATTTTCATTCTGTACGATCCTTGTCATCTATTGCTCCGCCAGTGACCCACGCTGTGCAGGAACGATCTCCGGCGCATTTGAAGTGTAGGAAGTTGCAGTAGCCTAAGTCTGCTTTGTGGATTGTGGCCATAGCATCTGCAGATTTTTCATCACCTTTGATACCATCTTCAATACATGTCCACATTTTGTCTGATACATCAAAAGCCGCACAGTTACCGCACAGCATTGTACGAGCAGTCTTTTCTGTAATATCCCATCGTTTTGCGGCATCCTTCCAATATGATTCTGGCTCCTCAGGATTAGCAGGGCCGTAGTGATAATCATCAATGGCCTTCTGACGATTCTTTAGGTTGACGTCTATGTCGTAGGTAGCAATAGGACAACCTTTGTTGGCTGCTTCTACGATGTTTATATATTTTCTGTAGATCATCTCTGTTCAATCCAAGTCATTGTGGCCACAGCATTCTTGTTGGCATTCTTGGCAGCGATAGCCAAGGTTAAGTTATCGCTGACTGTGCCTAAATTACTTCGACCAATTTGATAAACTGTGTCGGTGTCCACTCTAATCTGTGCGGCACCGCCGCCTGCTGTAATGATACCTGCTGACAGTTCAACACCGTCTGTGATAGCACCCGTTGAAGTATAGTTGTACTGTGTGAAAGCATTGGGATCTGGATGATCCACCCACGTGCCGTTTACTGTGGCATTGCGTATAAGTTTAAAGTAAATGTCAGTGTTGTCTACAGTGCCTGCTTGGAAGTAAGTAGGTATAACAATGCCTGTTAATGCTGTGCTTTTTATTCTAATACTGACTACGGGATAGAATGTGTTGGACAAGGGCATGTTGATACCAGTTAACGGTGTTAGAATACTTTCAGCGATGCCTAGTTTTTCAACCGATCCTTCTGCTAGAATACTATTACTGCCCTGCCATAGATAGTGTGTGCCCGCGGCTCCAGTGAGATTTTCTATCTCCAGTCTGATGGGCAAGAATGGAGTTTTCGCCCAAGGACTCTGTAGTCTATTACCGTGGTTAAAGGTGTGTATAACTCTGGGCAAGCCGTT